CCTTTTCTTTGAAGGACACCTTCTTTGTCAAAGATTTCAGTTTTCTTTAAAACCTCGACATCATCTACCAGTCCAAGTTTATACGCATCAAGATACATGTTGTATTCAGATACCTTGTTGCTAGGCAAAGTTGAACCTGATATAATTCGAATATCATGTTGACCTAGTTGAATATCATTCTCTATAGTTAACAATTCAGTTCGCTTATCATCGTACAATCTCATATTAACTGAAAATTCAGTAATATCGTTGTTTGGTTGTACAATTCTAAATGTTTTTGCAAATCTATAATGGTCTTTAGCTAGATTATAAACTACCTGACCTACCATTGATAAGCTTGCTTCAATATCTCTTAATTTTGATTTACCTCTAGATTCTCCCATTTCTGACAAAAGCATAGTGCCTCTAACAGATTCTGGTGCATTATCTTTAAAACCTTGTAATAATTCTGGTATACCAAAATTTAAATCTATGTATTTTTCTACTCTGTCAATTAAATAATAAAACTCGCTTGTTAAAGGAGCAGGTTGTGGGTAATGAGGTTCTCCAAACTCTGGATTATATTCAATCACAGCATTCGGGTTAGCCCAATCTTTTTCTAATTGACTTACACTGTCTACACTTCCCTCTGGTATTAAAAGTTTTAAACCAGCAGCAGATTGAGCGTGTGACAAGGTCAAAGAGAATAACTTGTTTAAAAGTCTCTGAGAGTCCTTAACCTTGTTCACATCTGACTTTGGATAGGGAGTGTTTGTCCAAATGTTCGTGAATGGAACAATTGGATAGATATCAGTGTTTAATATACGCTCATAAAGTAATGTGTCTCCAATGCTACTGCATTGTGCAATTCTTGTTTGTTGTATTTCTTCTACTTGTATAGCCCCAGATTCTATAGCTCTTTCTGTTTCTTCTTCTTGTATAACCTGAAGATAAATTTCAGGGTCAACTATTTTCTCGGCGCCAGTTAAAGTGTTAAATAATCTATAGTAAGGAACTCTTACTTTATAAAATCTATCAAGTATTTGATACTTTTGATTTACATTATAGTCTAAATCTTTTGCTTCAGCAGGAGTCAAAACATTGTTACTGTTTTTTAAATTAGATGAAGGATAGTCTTCTCCGTACAAAGAATTTACTCCTACTTCTATATCATCAATCATTTCTTCTAACTGAGGATATAAATCTAAAACTTGCTGTTTGGTTAAAAAAGTAGACAATATCATTCCTGACGCATCATTAAAAAATCTATCTCTAGATGCTGGGTCTACATATACTCTAAAAGGGTCTACGTGTGTATACTTTACCTCACCTCTTCCATAATCTGCATCAGGGTCAACATATACATACATATATCCCAGTCCAGTAACAGCATAATCGTGTACTACCTGTTTAAAAGTACTATCACCGTTTGAAATGTCCCATACATACTCTAATATAGTTCTCCAAACGTTTGCTAATTTATTATCAGAATCTTCTCTTGCAATTACAGAAAACCTCGCTGGTCTAGCTGTAAGTAAAGATTTCAATTTATCAACAGCTGCATATACTCTGTCAATAACAAAATCAGCCTGCCCTACTGCTTGTAAAGCATCTGATTCGTCGTTACTATAATGATTTCCTAAAGTAAAATCTACTGCATTTCTTGCTTCAGCGTCCCACTGTTCTCTAGCGTCTCTCCATCGCCTGAATAATTCTTTAGATATTTGTGGTTTGCTTTTATTTTTGTCGTAGTTTGCCATATACTCCCAATTTGTATTTTACGTCTAAAATAACAACTTTACGACGTTGTTGTCAAGAAAAAAATTATATTTTTTGTCCAGTAATCCAACTTACTGCTCTAGATGCAACGCTTTTTTCTTTATTTGACATTCTTTCTTCAAACTTATCTAAATCTAATGCGTTGCTTTTTGGAGGCTTTGCTGTTGTTACAGCATACCATAACCCATCAAGAAGGTCGTCGTTTCTTCCCTTTGGAAACTCATACATTTCATCTACTATTTCTTGATGTTCTTTTTTAATGTAAAGCTTTCTGCCATTAACGATAGGACATAATAGTGCTTCTAATCTATCTTCTTTTTTAATACCACCAGGAGGTCTAACGCCTTGTGATAAACCAGGAGCTAGTTTTCTATCTTTACCTGCTAACTTATTGACATGGTCTTTAATTAATCCTTGTGCACCAACTTTTTCTACATTAACCCTTCTAACTGGGTGATACCTTCTAGCAATATCTATAATTTGTTTTGGCATATCATACAAAGGAGAATGTTCTCTGTAATAATCAATTAGATATATATTTCTTTCACTATCTATTCCGATAGTTACAATTACTTGATAGTCGCTTTTAGCATTTGCTTCATAAGCTAAGTCTACTCCCATATATACGTTTACTGGTATAGCAGCCTCATCTATCATCATATAATTAAAACCATTTCTATTTTCTACGTACCCTCGATAATAATGTATTCTGTTTATTAAGAACTTAGCATTTTCTACATCTCTTGCTTCATTTAAATATTCTTGTGCAAACTTATGAACAAGACCCATATCTGTAAATCTGCTTTTAATATCTAGCAGTTTTTCTTTTGTAAAATAATTTGGCCATAAAGGTATTCCATCTAATATGGCCTTTTTATACATAACAGCCCATGCAGATTTTCTATCATCTTTCTGAGCGTCTAACCAGCCGTCGTAAACTCCTTGGAGAAATGAGTCGTAATGGACTATTGTACCAATAAGCCATATGGAACCTTCGTTTTCTTTGGAGTTTTCTAGAGCGGGTTCTACTGTGGACATTACCCATTCTTTAATTTCCCTTCTTCTATCTGGTGTTTTTGTATTTAACTCTGACTCAAAGTCATCAAGTATAATATTTGTATAACGTAATCCCAACTGCGAACGTCCACGCAATCTTTGAGATGTACCTTTTGCAATAATTCTATCTCCTCTTGCTGTAGTAAACTCTTTTTCTGTCCACTTACTACCTTTCAAATCACCAAAGTAATATTGTAAAGCAGGATTCATATCAATATGGTTTTGTATGTATTTGATATGGTCAATAGCCTGAGACTGCTCTTCTGATACCCAAGCTATAAATTGTTTTTTTTCTGGTGGTGCAAAATACAATTGATACAACAATGCTGTTTTTGCAAGTGTTGATTTAGCATGACCTCTAGGCAATATAATGCAGACTCTTTTTTCATCGCCTAGCAACAGGTCACTTAGCTCGTACTGGTATGGAGCAGGGCTAGATTTCATAAAATCCTCTGGCAAAAACATTTGTCCAAAAGTTATTATGTCTTTTCTAGCTAATTCTAATGCTTTTTCTTTCTGATTTAAATCAGGAGGTATTATATTAAATTGTTGAGGTTTCTTCGAATTTTTTTTCATATACCCTATCTAACATAATTATGTACAAACCTCCGTCTACGTTTTCATATTCGTCATACATATTCAACTCTTCGTCATCTGTATCGATTAACTCTACGACAGCTCCTTTTCCTTTTTCATTCTTTATTATTGCAGGAAAAGACTGTGTTCCAGGAAATACAAGGCTAAAACCCTCTATTTTTCCTTTGTCTGGATAATCTCTTCTTAGTGTTCCGTATACAGCTAATCTCATGAGTAACCTACCTCTCTAACTATTCCTAAGTCAGTTATTTGAAAATTTACATCATACATCGTTAAACAGTTAATACATTTTAACCTATTTGTATCTTTAGTTTTAATATCCCAAATGTATACTGCTGTTTTTCTTAAAGGATATGAACAGATGTGACAACGCTTACTTCTCGCGTGTAACTTTAACTTCTTCCAATTTTTTGACTTCTTTCCCTTGAATTGCATTTAGTTGCTCCTTCGTAAATCCTTGAAACAATGTTACAGACTCTGTTTGTTTTTCTGTATCCATCATACCAGAAAGTTTCATTAATGTTGTTATAGCAGTAAGTTTATCTCTGTCAGAAGTACCTCCTTTATCTATTATATCACGCATTTCTTCTAATAGATATAGTGGTGTTATTTCTGCTTCTGCTAAATATTTGTCTATTTCTTCTCTAATCAATTTTTTCACCCTATCAGTTTTTAATAATAGTTTTGCTTGTGATTTAGCATAGTCTTCTTTTTTGCTAGGAAAAGCTTTCATATATGCTTCAACCACATCATCTCCTTTTGCTACGTACTTACTAAACAAAAATTCTTTTTCTGTTACGTGTTTACGTTCTTTCTTTCTAACAGAAGGAGATTTACCTTCAGTTGAAAAGGTGTGCATATTTGTTTTCATTGGGCCTTTCATTTGAACTTTGTCTGAACATATAAAAGAACCTATGATAGTTCTTATAAATGTTGTTTCTTTTTTAGATTTTCTTAGAACTCCTAAATGCAAAACCTCACAGACTTGTCCGTCATCAGTTAAAACCCAGTCACCTTTATTAGAATGTCTCCAATCTCTTACAAGTGGTAAAGTTACATATTTATCTCTGAACTCCTCGACACTCTCAAAAAGGTAGTGTGTCACACCTTTAACAACTCTTTCTAACATAATTTAACTATTTTTCTTCTTTTTCGTCAACGTCTTTATCAAGTTCGTCAATTACGAATCTAATATAGTTATTAGCAAGAAAACGTAGTTCATTAGCTTGTTGGTCTAATCTCATCAGTTGACCAGCAAGTTCATTAGCTCTATTGTACTGAGCTTGTGCTTCTTCTGTTAAATCAGAATATAAGAACTCTATTTCCTTACCATCATTCATTATAGTTAGCTTTTCTTCTTTTTTAGCCATGTTCTCTCCTATTACAGTGGTCTCACCATTGGTGGTGCATGTTCTTCTAGTTTTCTATGTAACAACTCTAATATCTCTACATCTGCTACATTATGGTCATATACATACTTTAAAGACTTTTTATCGCCCCATCTTGCTTTTTGCCAGTATTCTGGTTTGATTCTTGTTTTACCATCAATACCAAAAAACTCTGTTGCAGCCTGCAAAGATGAACGATGTAGCTTTAATTTAGACCTAACTACATAATATAGGTCTTTATGTGACTTTTGCCTGTACATAGGGAAGTATGTTCCGTGATATAGAGCTCTCGTTCTAATAAACGGAATATCAAACCTAGTACCATAATAGGTCATAATAACATCGTATTTGTTCATTTCTTCTACTAAAAGCTCAACAATACGTGCATCTGACTTTTCTGACATAAGCTCTTCTCTTGTAATACAAGCACCAGCAACTTTCTTTACGCCTCTTCCTTTTATACACCAAGAAAGCATAACGTCAATATTAGCGCTAAACCCAGTAGATTCAATATCTAGGTACCCAATAGTAATCTCGTGCCCAGTTTTGTATCTCTTAGGTTTTCTAAACCCTAATGATTCTATTTTTCTAGTTACTGCTTTATACGTTCTATTGTATCCTGCTAGCCTTACTTCTTGGTACAGTTGAAATGCAGACTTGTTTGTCTTTTCATACTGATGTAGTATTACTATTTCTTCATCTGACCATAGTTTTCTTTTAGCCATTACTTGCCTCTTTCATTATTAGTATAATTTTTATGCAATTCTAATGCAACAGCAGATAAATAAACACAAAGGTCTAATAACTCCTCAATGCTCTCTTTCAGATTGTCTCGAGTTCCGTCAATCGGCACCTGTTCGCCGTATTTTTTGGCGCCGATGTCAAGCCTATCTTTAATCATCTCTAGTATTTGGTCGTTATTAGTCATTTCTTAGGAAAATCCTCCATGTCTGGCCTATCTTCTTGCTCTCTAAGTACTTTTTCGTACCTTTTCCAGTCTAGGTTCTTACTTATCTTTTCAAGAGCATCTAGTTCTTGCTGTAATTTCTGTACAATGTCTGTTCTACCTAGACTTTTAAATTTTAAGATTGCTTTTCTGATTTCTTCCACAGATAATCTCCTATTCCCAGTTGAAATAAACCATTACTTATAGCTTCTATCTGCCTTTCATCGTGTTCTAAGCCAGTATTGTAGAAAATGGCGTGTAAAACCTCATGAATTAGTGTTTCCTGCATTCTAGATGCTGCTATTTCATCGTTTATATAAATAATATTCTCTTTTACTTCGTGTCTACCGTATAATTCTTTACGTGGGTTTTCGTGTTTTAACTCGTCAACCAGTATTTCATACGGATGTCCACCTATATTTAATTTTCTAATCATTTTTACCCTCCCAGTCGGTAAATGTGTACATAAAATCTAGTACGTTTGTCTTTTGTGTATGCAACTTACATTCATTTTCTTACAGCAGTCAAGTAAATAATACAAATAAATAAAAATAAATCTTTAACAAAAGGTAAGAAATATCTTGACAACAAAATTTTTTTCTTTGTACCTTCTAATACTCGGTGCTCTTATAAAAATATATTTATTAAATCATTTTCTTAAATAATACTCGGTGCTCTAGAGACCCTCTTTCAAAAAATAAACCGCCGAAATTTTTTTTAAACACAAAAAACATAATATTAACAAAAAAACATCAAACCGCCGCACTTGGTTGAAAAAATGGCCAAGATTGTGTGTCTTTCTTTTTTCGTCATTAGGGGTCGGGTCTTTTTCTAATTAGAAATTACAAAAGTAGGTTGAAAATTTGGATTTCGTTAAATAATCTTTTTTCTTGACTTTTTCAAATAGTCTTTTTAACGTCTTAGTATGAAAAATAAAAAATATACTTGGTGGCAGATAAAGGCAGACAAGCTACAAAGCTTATATGAAGGCGACGCTTGGTCGGGTCATCGCGGTAATACTTATCATTGTAGCGCGTATGAACTAGGCATGACACGTGATAATAGATGTGAGCAACGTAGCAGAGAGCCATGGCCAACACATAAGGACTATTGTCCTAAATGCCATGAGCGTCAACTTAATGAGATACGTAGATATCCAATCAGACGCAATTTTGCAACAGGTAAAATGTTATATGACTATTCACATGGCCGACTAAGATGGCTACAAGACGAAGGGAGTAATGATGATAAACATGAAAAGTAAAAAAGATAGGCAAATCATATGGAAAATAATGTATGCGAAGTCTACCTTGAATATCTTGTCAAGCGACCGCTTGGCACCTACTAAGCAATTCATACCATACAATCTAAAGAAGTAATCTCACTGGCGGGGCCGAAAGGCCCTGCTTTCTTTTAAATACCCGCAAAATATTTTTTTTTAGCTAGATTGCACGGGAGATTTTGAAAGTGCCAAAATTTAAAAAACATAGATACATAAACTGAGAAGGGGAGAAGGGGCTAGTCGGGCTTCAATTATACATAATATATATTATGCGTAAATACTTTTTTTCTACGTGAGAAATCACATTTAAACTGCACTCCTAAAAAAACAATAGCTGAATCTCTTTTATTATTCGCGTTCGCTAGATATAACGATATAAGAAAAACGCCGACCAAAATTAATTGAATCGGCGCCTTGTGAGGTAGGATTAACTGATATAGGGTATATATTATGATTCAGGGGTGCTTACTTTGTCTTCGTCTACTATTTCGCAAACAAGTTTTAATTGTGGCACTCCTTCGGTTTCTATGGTTGAATTTCTTTTCTTGCGTGATAGTCTTACACCATCAACAATGAAAAGGACGTTAACGTCTGCAACATCATCAAGCATTTGGGTAATAAGCTTTTTATACTTCTTGTCTACGTTGCCTAATCTAACTAAGTGTGAATCTAATTTAGTTCCTTTAATTGCGTGAGTGTCTGCAAAATCATCTTTCATACTCTGCACGACTTCAGGCTTTAAATTGAACTTCTTACCTTGCTCATCAAATTTGAGCATTTGAGAGTCAAAATATTCCCTAGATACTTTTGCTATCTCAGGGGCTTGAACATCATTATTCTTATTTTTTTCACTCATTGTAATAACTCCTTTATAGTAGTGAATATTAACATTATAAAAGAATATAGACATAAATACGTAATAGTCCAAATAATACGTGAGAATCAGATACACATACAAAGACACTACATCATAAAATGTAAATTTCCAGAATCTTATATTTAGTCTGCAATTTTAAAGTCTATTAATAGTTTGCAAAATCAAATTTCTAGCTAGATATAAAAAGAATTTTTCGGGTTTCTCTCTATAAAATAAATATAGGTTTTTTCCCTTAGAAATTGTAATTTAATCAGGGTTATTATATATAAACAACAAAGAAAGGTAGACGTTATATAATGAGCGACACAATAACAACTTCAAAGACTTGCACTTGTTCCTGTGGACACAAGCACAAAGTCTACGAAACAATAGAAATTAAGACGTTGCCACGTAGTATTTCTGTTTATGTTGTACCTAACGACAATGAACAAAAGACGTGGAACGTTATTATTTATAATCACTTCGTTAACGACGAAATGATACACGAAGCGACATCTATGAAAGATGTACATTGGTTTATTAAGAACGTCGCATTTAAAATGCACAGACTTAATCACCGATTTTCAGTAGAGATTGCAAAGTCTAAATTTGCAACTGCGACAACAATCAACAGACTAGAATTTGATGATTGGTTTAAAGACACGACGAAAGAGCGTGATACAAGACTTGATTGGTACTCAGACGTACTACAAAAGGCTAGTCGTAAGCACGTTAGGTTAGCTAACAAGCACGAACGACTAGGATATAAAAACACAGACGCTAAGTAATTTTGGCGTCGCAACTACAAAAGGTAGACATATGATTGGTGTAGACACTAAGAACAAAGTCGACTCGCTAGATAGAACTCTGGACAATTTACGACAGAAAACTATTGAATTAAAGTCAGACATAAAGACGCTCTACTCAGACGTAGGCATATCTATTACTAAACGCAACTTGCTAGAACGTAAGTTTGCCAAAGTCGTAGAAGCACTATTAGACGTAGATAGCGTTTATAAAAAGCATACTAGGACATTGCGACAAGAGTTATCCGAAGTCGTATACGAATTAGAAAGACAATACGCAATGGACAATTTGGCTTAATGAGTAAGACACAGACAAACCCAGGGACGTTTATATTAAAATGCAGACGCAGTTTTGCTTGTTATTTTTCTGCGTTGCAGACTCCTTTCACCCTGGGCGTCTGTGCAAGAATTTTAAGTCGGTACGACAGGTCGGACGATACCGAGAACGTTAATAATAGAATAGGAGAATAGACTATGTGTGGAATATATGGAATGGCTAAGAGCCAACGACCTTACACCAAACAAGATTGGGATGAAGTCAGACGTATTATGCGTATGATGGCTATGGACTCAGAAGTCCGTGGCGCTCACTCGTCTGGTATTGCAGGCGTCGGTAATCAAGCCACAATACATAAATCACTACTAGAAAGCTCAAGATTCGTCGATACCAAAGAATACAATTCAGTAATCAAAGGTCTACGTAATGACGTCAATATTATTATTGGTCATACTAGATTTGCGACTGCAGGTAGTATTACTAAGGAAAACGCACACCCATTTAGAGTAGGCAACGTCGTTGGCGCTCATAATGGTTGCGTATATAATATAGACGAAATGGAAAAGAAGTTAGATAAAAATTGTCCAGTCGATAGCCAATTAATCTTTAAGGCATTAGACTTAAACGACGATTTTCAATCTGCAATTAGAAATTTCGACAGCGACTTTGCTTTAGCTTACGTCAAAGATAATCCTAATGTCTTAAACTTATGTCGCGAAACTAATAGACCTTTATATGTTGCTTACGTTAAACATTTACAGACTCTGTTTTTTGCGTCAGAACAAGACTTCGTCGAACAACCTCTGTTTTTATTTACAGAGCTAGACGAAAAAGACATTAACGTCGTTAAACTAAATAGAAATAATCTATATAGCTACGACATAAATAACTTTGACAAAGAAGGTAGTAATCCGACAAAGACTAAATTCAAATACGATTCAAGAGTCTATAGTTATGGTCTTAATAGCTACTATAACAAGAATCTATATTCCTTTAGTAAGACAAAGACTGCAAACTTAGTCGGCGACACTTCGTATACCTTTAATGGTAATACTGAGTGGGAAATGGCTAACGACTATGCAGTGTTGCCTGACGACTGGAAAGAGAACGAATGGTACAAAGACGAACAAGAAAACCTAGCGACTATCTATGGTGGTAGTGCAGAACAATGGTTTTTCGACTCTGAAGAAGGTGTTTGGATGTATGCTACAATAGACGGCAGAATACTGCCTGAGTCTGTAGTGTCTAATGTTGGACAAATGAATATGTTTAGTCCTGAAAATGATGAACTCTTAATTGATGATACAGACGACGCAGTTGCGTTGGACGTTGCGGAAGGTATAGACAATGCCTCCTGATTACAGAAGCCAATTAGATAGACTTTCAGAAGAAGTCAACGACGCACTTAACGATGAACAACAAATAATTGAAGAGTGCGTCCAGTGTGGATGTAGCGTCGATGAAGATGAAGTCAGACACAACAATGACGACGAAGCTCATTGTGAAGGTTGTTATGATACCAACTACTTTAGTTGTGCAGACTGCGGAGAGGAAACAGACTCCGCAGACGAACATACTAACGACAGTGGCTCGTCTATATGTCCTGATTGTTTTGAAGACAACTACGACTATTGTGATGGTTGCGACGAAACTCTACATAGAGACGACATGGTATGGAACGACTCAAGAGGAGCATATATGTGTAATTCTTGCGACGAAGAAAACCGCGAGTCTGAAGTAGATTGGGAAGTAATGAGCAATAGCTACGTAAGAACAAGGACTGATTTTCTTACTCCGATTAACTCAGGTTATAGTATGCATAATGGTAGACTTACCAAGCAAACAGACCCTGAGATGATGACTAATGAACATAGAGTAAAGTCAAAAGCTAAGAAATGGATGAAAGACTCTCACGACGTAATTAAAAGTAAACGTTATGTCGGCTTAGAGTTAGAAATTAACTTAGACGATGATATGTATGACTATGATAGCGACTACTACGACGATATACATTATCTGTTGACAAGTAGGTTGGCTCAGTCTAGACATGTTTTGTCTGGACTTACTCGTAAGTACCCTTACTATATGCAAGGAAACTTTGGTTTCAACGTCGTTGGAGATTCGTCTGTGACTAGTAGCACTCATCCATTAGGGTGTGAAGTCGTTACTGGTCCTAGACGTGGAGATGTTATAGTCGAAGATGTACGTACTATATGTAAAGCTCTTAAAGAAGACGCACACGCTTATATAAGCAGTAATTGTGGTCTGCATTTACACATAGACACAAGCGACTTTGACTATAAACACTTTTCAGTCCTTAGTGCGCTTACTAAGTTAATAGAGCCACACGTTTATACGTGGCTTCCGTCTAGTAGACGTAATAGTCGTTGGGCTCAACCTGTCTCTCAAGATTATGGACAACTTAGAAATGTCTATGATAGAGATGACTTTATAAATGCCTGGTACGACGGAAATAGTTATTATCCTGAGAAATACCACGACAAAAGATATCATGGACTTAACCTTCATTGTCATTTTTATGCCAATCAAGGGTCTGAGATTAGATATCATAGTGGTACTCTCAACGCAGACAAAATCAAACATTGGGTCGTATTTTGGACGCAAGTCTTTGATACTGCGTATGATATTGCTAATCGTATAGACGATGGACTTCCAGGGTCTAGTTTCTATGAGTCTTTAACTTATCAAAACAAACTTAAACTCTCAGACAGAGAAAGAAAGTTATTGTCAAGATATGAAAGACACGAAGAAACACTAACAGACTACAGTAAAGTTAAGTCTGACCCTGAATTACATATACTATATCGTAAGTTAAGGGACTTTCATGGACTAAGTACAGATGTAAGTCTGTATGCTATTGTCTATGGGTACCATTATTTAAACCCTTGGTATGCACGACAAGACAAATGTTTGACGTTTGATGGCATGATGGACTTATTTGACATACCAAAGTCTACAAGAGACTTCTATTACAATAGATACTACAATAGACGAAATGATGAATATTTCGACCACAACCACTTAAAACGTTGTTATGGTAAAATCGACCAGTGGTATACATATTGTAAAGCAACAGAAACGTTTACTCTTGTAGACGACACTAGCAACAGACTCGTCAAATGGGACGAACTTGGTTGTAGGCGTCCAAGAAGCAATAGAAATTGGAGATACACCTATGACGAAGCAGACGTCCAACAACACGTTTGTAGACTAGTAAACAAATACGTAAACCAAACTGTTCAGTCTAATTTAAGGTATACTCAGTCCGAGTACGACCTTATGCAACAGAACACAGAATGGTTAAGGCGACAATATACTAGAATAGAAAACTATGTAGAGCCTTTGCCGTTTGGTTAGTAAATAGACGTAATTAAGACATTGACAATATTAATATATTAACAAATTAAATAATCTAACGTCGGTGTCTTTTTTACGTCTATAAAATTTTTTTTATTTTTATTTTTATTTATTAGCTGAATAGCTAGATATAGATGTTGCGCTTTTTAAAAATTATTATTATATTGAATTATGGCAGATAGATTACATAAACAATTTAAGCTAGATAAAGGACTAGCCGTATACATAAGTATACCTACCCTTAGCAAATGCGTTTATTGGTTGGCGCCTTTGTCTGCCATAAAGTTTTGTAAGCAACAAAGAGTCTGCATATGAGCGACTATTTACAATTTTTGTCCACAGAAGAGTATGCAGACAACTATGGCATATATACTCCTGCAGTCCAATGCGACTGCGGGAATGCCTGCGACGGCGATGAGCCAAAGATTTATATTAACGAATGTGAATTGTGCGAGGAGTACAAAGATGAAGAAGATAGTAGACAAGACGTGGTCTATAAAACACGAAGGTCATTTGAATACAAATAATATTATATTCAATGAAAAGATGAACAGACTAATCCAAGACTTAGAGAGAGTTAATAATAGTCTAGGACATTTTGTGCTTAGGGAGGGCAAATGGATAAAAGAGCAAAAAAAGCAATAAGATTGCAAAGAGACATACTTAAATCTACGTCTATGTTACATAGTTTAGGATATAGAATTGAAACTGTATACATAAAAGGCGCAGGTTGGAGTAGTGAGATAGTCGATAGAAATACTGGCGAAAATCACGAATTAGACGAACACAGCGAACCTAGACCTTTTCCAGGAATGGAAGGCAAGGGAATAGACGGAGGTACAAATGAGTAAAGGATATGAGCAGTTTAAAAAAGTAGATAAAGAATTAGACGCACTTCTTCTCTATCTAGAGAAGTTAGAAGAAGAACACGCAAAAGTAATAAGCGATTGCGACAAAAACTTTAGAAACTATGAAAGGTATAAAAAAGGATATAATATACTATGTGCTTATTTTGATTATATACCTGAGGGTGATAAAGAAAAAGTTGATAAAAAACTTATGAAGCTTGACTTATAAACTTTATATTGACTATGGTAAAACTTTATAACTATATTACACTTATGAAAAACAGATACCAAACATCTTTTGTCGTAGATAAACAACTTTGGATAAAGTTTAAGTCTAAGACATTGAAAGAAGGTGTATCAATTAAAGACAAACTACATAGTCTGATGACAGATTATGTCAACAACAAGGAGACAAAGAATGCCCGCAATTGGTTTTCTCTACCCAAATGGAGATAAAGTAACGTTTGAAGACGTAAGGAAGGGCAATGTCGATATTGTTAAAATGGGTATGTCATTACCTACTTTAATTGAAATGTCGAAAGAAAGAGACCCTAATAGAAAGCCGTCTACTACAGAGTTGCTTGTCGGTACATGTGAGTCCTACTTAAAGAGAACGAAAGAATATTATGTGAATCCACAAGATAGAGCGTTTTCTTTAGCAGGAACAATGCACCACGCTAAACTCGAGCAACACGAGGACGACAGACATATGTTAGAAGAAAAGCTAGAAGAGTTTGATATAACTGGTATAGCCGACTTATATGATAAGGAGACTAAAACATTGCTAGATTATAAAAACACTGGCTCTTACAAGTGTGCTCAACTATTAGGGATGACATATAGACTAGTACCAGACCCGTCTGGTGCAAAATACAAAATCTCTGGCAAGTGGGGTAAAAAAGGTACTCCAAAACAAATAAAAGAATGGTACAGAGATGAAGGTTTAGCAGACTTCGGAGACTGGGGTTGGCAAGTAAATTGGTATAGATATCTTTTGGAGAAAGCTGGATATGACGTAGAACATATGTATATTCAGGTTACTTTAAGGGACGGTGGACTAGCTGTATCTAGAGATAGAGGGCTAGACAGACACATCTATCTAATAGAAGTGCCAAAGTATGACGACGAAGTGTTAGAGTTTAAGTTTTTACAAGCTAGAGATGATTTATTAAAAGCTTTAGACACTGGAAACTTGCCTCAACAATGTAGTAAAGAACAAACCTGGGACGGTAAGAAGTGTGAAGCATATTGCGACGTACGAAACTTATGTCCTTACAACAATGGGAGTATAAATGGGTAAAATGAGTGAACTAGATATGTATCAGTCTGATATGGAGTCTTTGCAAGACCAAGCAATGCTTAACACCTCAGATGATATATTGATACGTAAGCACCAAAAGGTTTCAGAACAACCTACTCCTCAAGACGTAGTTAAAAGCAAAAATGGTTTTGACTATGTAGATGAAGGATATATGCGTTGGCGACTAAATCAACATTATCCTATTTGGTCTTGGGAAGTAGTGAAATATGAGACATTAGGTGATAAAGCTATTGTAGTACATGGACGTCTTAAGATTATGGACGAAGGTGTGACACGTAGTTTTGACTCAGTTGCTGCACATAGAATAGCTGTAGCTAGAAGTGGCAGTGGTTATGTAGACTTAGGTAATGACCTAAAAGCTGCAAACTCAGACGCATTTAAAGTTGCAGTCAACAGACTATGTAATGTAGCTGATGATGTATATCGAAAGCAATATGTAGATAAGAGCCTTGGTGATGTCCAGGTAAATAATCTTATGGATGTTATTGCAGAACTAGATAAAAAAGAAGCAGACCAAGTGTATAATGCACTGAAGTCTGGAAAGATAAACCAGGACAATTACGATAAAGTAATGTCTAAACTTACTGGAGCAAAAAAATGAGTAATGTGAAAGATATGCTTTCTGACTTAGATTCTAATGTAGCTTACTATAATCCTACAGAAGATACAGCAGGAAGTAAATACGAAACAATACCCGAAGGAACCTTTGAAGCGAACGTAGTAAAGCTAAATACAAAGAAAGATATCATTGTAAAAGGCAAATATATTAGCGACATTTTTGAAGCTATATATACTATTGACGACGCAAACCATCCTACTTTTAAGGGAAGGGAAGTAAAGTCGAAAGGTTACTTCAGATTCAAGACTCCTGACAAAAAGAAACATCCTAATCTTGAGGATAATCAAGGAAATAATAAAGGATACATGATTTTTGCAGAAGCTTGTGGATATGAAATGGAAAAAGACCAACAAGGTAGGTATCAATTACCATATCTTATGGAGTCTGACATTTCAGGTAATCCTGTAACTATCAAAGTCGTTCACGACAAGTGGACTAACAGTGAAGGTGAAGAGAGGGTAACACCTTTAGCTGTAAATGTCTTTAAATCAAAAGACAGAGTCGCTCCGATGAAAGACGAGGAGCTGCCGTTTTAATGTTTAATTTAAGACTAAACAAACAAGAATGTATGGACTTGATAGAGATGTTAGAACAACATCGAAGAGAAGGCGAAGATAAAGCCTTAGCTGCACTAAGACATAAAATCAAAAATGATTTTCAGTCTCAATTCACATCTGAGGAAAGAGCTTCCAAATTCAGTGAAGAAGACGTCTTAAAAAATGCAGCAGTAGCTATAGGTCCATCTTACTGTGAAACGTGCGACTAATGAAAATATCGACTTGGAACAGAATAATGAAATCTTTTGAAGACCTTATGGGTCATGAAAAAGGACAAAGAGAAGTTGTCATTTTAAAAAGATGGAACTTTGGTGACAAGGAGATAGACGATATAGGTGAGCGAGAAGAAAAGCTTCTCGTTCACTTACTTCGCATACGATATAAGGAGATACTTGATGAAAGTAAAGGAAAGGATAAGAAAGACGTTAATCAACAAAGGCTCGACATCTGACATAGAAGCCCTCATAAAATACGGAATATTTCCAAAAGAGTTAAATAAAATATGTTTAGAATTAAGAAAAGAAGGTTATTATATAAAAAAATACAGAAATATTATCACTTTTACGTATTTATTGATAAATTTAGACAAAAATTAAAGAATGTGAACGAGAATATACCTAGAATCAATTATAGTTATTTAGGCGATAGTTATATCGAAAAAATAATTTTACAAGCATTTAGAGGTATTCTCGAAAGGAAAAATTTTGGAAGACTTGATAAAATATAGAAAAAGGTTTAATCAACCTATAGTTTTCAATGGATTACAAGACGGAGTAATATCTCCTACAGATATTGACTTTGTCTTTGAAGTAGATAATAAGTTTTTACTTATTGGAGAATGTAAGGTAGAAGGTAAAGACCTTACTATCGGACAAAAACTAGTATTACAAAGACTAGTAGACAACTGGACGGCAGCAGGTAAGCTTGCTATTGCATATTATGTAACTCATAACTTTCATCCAGACGATGATGTAGTCTTGTCTGAGTGTAATGTACATTCCGTATATACATCTGGACAGTGGCAAAGAAAAAATATTAAATTCAGAGACAGCCTAATGAAGTTAGCAAAACATTGGGATATAGGAAAATTAAAGAATTTAAAGTGAGGACATTATGCCAAGTAAGTCTAAAGCCAAAGGTAACAGATTTGAGAAAGATTGTGTCGATATAGCTGAGAGCATGGGATTCAAAGCTAAAAGAGCTTGGGGAAGTGACGGAAGAAGTTTAGGTCACGACCCTGAGGTAGACGTACTAATCAAATACTTACTAAGCGAGAACCAAGAAAGAGAGATGAAGGTTCAATGCAAAGTAAGAAATAAAATAGCTCAATATCTTCTACCACCTGATAGTTGCGACATCACTCTTATCAAGCAAGATAGAGGTGAGGTATATGCAACAATTAGGTACAAAGATTTGTTAGAGCTTATACAATTAACATATCAATTAAACTAAATTTATAGGGAGTATAAATGAGAATATATTATGACCAAAAGTCTAAGGACGAGTACGAGCAGGAAAAATCTGTTTTTATGTCCTTATGGAATTACTTTGGTGAAGATGAAGAATGGTTTGACAAACAAGTTGTAGATAAGTATATTAGGAACAAGAATAATCCTCATTACGAGAACAACAGAAAGTTTGTACAATACAAAGACATATCAACCACTAGGATTCCTACTAGATGTCCTAAGTGCAAGCGTGCTTGGGCTATAGAAATGACTGGAAGCAAATTTGAACCTAACATTCTAGACCCTGAAGTTTATAACAATATACCAATGGTAAAAGGAGAATGTCCTAAACCCATAGATGAAACATGTAAGGAGAAAGAATAATGGTACCACAAGAATCACTATCTATACATAACCTTGAGACAGAAAAGGCTGTATTGGGCTGTATCCTGATAGACGAAAATGTTTACGACCTTGTAAAAGATTTTATTCCAGAGAGCGATGTATTTTACAATACTAAAAATAAAGAGATATGGGAGACCATGTCAAAACTACGTAAAGAAAATATACCAGTAGATACAGTTAATGTTGCGTCTAAAATGAAAGGCGAAGCTTTTTATATTACAGGATTACTAGAAACTGTTCCTACTAAACACAATGCTATATCTTATGCTAGACAGATGAACTCAGACTGGCTAAGAAGAAAGCTTGTAGTTCAGTCACAAAAGATTGCAGCAAAAGCTATAGACAATAAAAAAGATATTAATACTTTATTAGAAGAAGTACAAAACACTGCAAGCTCTTTACTTAACCTAGAGCCAGGACAAAAGTTTGACTTAGACTCCTTGTTAGATGAAACTGAAGACTCTATATTCAATCAACGTAATCTTGTTACTACTGGTATCAATCCATTAGACGAGATTATATCAGGTATGACTAAAGGAGAGATTACTATCTTTGCTGGACGTCCTGGTAATGCTAAAACTACAACTGTTGCAAACATAGCACGTAATCTAATTATGCAAGGTAAGAAAGTTATTATGTTCAACAGAGAAATGCCTAACACAGAAATGATGAAAAAGTTTATTGCAATGGAGTCTGAGAATATTACATATGATATGCTAAGACATAAAGCAATCTCTAATAAAGAAAAAATACAAAAAAGTTTAGAAATTATTAAAGAAAAGTATACTGACAAACTATTTATGTATGACAACATTCGTAATTTAGAGGGAACTTTTAGAGAGATAAGACGTATAAAACCTGATATAGTCATTGACGACCATATCGGTCTTATAGAATATCCAAGTAATGATATGAGAGATTTAAGACTTAAAATCGGTGATACATCAAGAAGATATAAATGGTTATGTAAATCAGAAAAGATATCTGTTATCCTAGTATCACAACTTAATCGTAATATAGAATACAGAACTGAACGTATACCTAAACTTAGTGACCTTGCTGAGTCTGGTAATCTAGAACAAGATGCTGAGATAGTAGCATTTACACACTACCCTTGGACAGTAAACTTTGAGAATGCAACACATGGACGTTATGGTCTAGAGATTGTTGTAGCTAAAAATAGATATGGTTCTACTGGGAAAGCGTCTGTTGGATTTGCTCCAGATAGTTGTAAGATATACGATACAGTGCAAGAAGTCCAGGCTGCAACAGCACCACGTATGCCAGAGGTTCCATTTTAATTAAAAAACTTTTCGTATACTTTCATAAATCTCTGAGCCCTGCCATAAGCATTGTTGTTACGGTCTATTAATCCTTCTTTAAAACCTCTTATAATATTAAAAAAGCTTCTTTTACCAAATGTGGTATTTAGTAAGTCCATATCTGATTCTGTAAGCATGTCTTTTATACCCTGAGTTCCACCCTTGCCTAAACCAAGTTTTCCTGAAACTTTGTTAGCTAACACAGTCTTAGAAACTTTTCCTATAGCTCCACCTGGAGAGATAGCGTCCATCATAAACTCTTGTACATCAAAGTCGCTTTCAGTCTCTACGTTGCTACCTTCAAACACATCTTGTCCCCAAAGAGTCTAACAAAGCTGCTTGTCTTTCAAAGTCTTCTTCTGTAAATCCCTCTGCCTCATCTGTAAATCCACCTTCTCCAATAAGATTCATTAGATTCATTTTGGTCTTAGCTCCTGTATATTCTGCTCCTTGTTTCATACCTTTAAGCTTAAGAAATAACTTTTCTATTCCATCTGTCTTAAATAAAGACAATATCTCTTTTATGCTTTTTAATTTTCTTGGTTCTTCCGCCATAATACCTCCTAAGGTCTATATATTTTCTCTTCTCTTTGAGCTTTTATTCTGTCATTAAATTTTCTATTAATCTTTGACCAAGATAGGTCGCTACCTTTAATTCTTAGTGAAGGATATTTAGAAACAATATCACTTTGATTAAAATCTACTGTAAGTCTTTCTGCTAAAGGATTATTCCTATCAACTATAGATGTTCTTATTTGGTCTAATATATTTTTTCTTCTTGCCTCAGCTGCTTCTCTTTGCATGTCTTCTGTTGCTAAACCTGGAGTCTCGAATAAGGTTATGTCTGTAAATGGTACAGTAGGACTAAAGCCCTTCTTTAACAATCTACTAACAACTGGTCCACCAACTGGAGCTAAAGTATTTAAACCCTTTCTAAAAGGTACGTCCCATTGTTCTGGATAGTGTGTTTGCATGCTAGCTGCAAAGGCATCATAAGACTTTACAAGTCTAAAAAAGTCGTCTATGACAACAGGTTTTACAAAAAACTCTAATGCATTTCTAGGGTCATCGTCTGTCATAATATCTCCTAGTACACCAAAAGCTCCTACAGAAGATATAGCATTTATATAATCATTCCACAGAGGAGTTTGACCTAATTTAATTCTATTAGTTTCGCCGTAATACTCTTGGTCTCCAGTTAAAACTTTATTCATTTCTTCTTTAGCCCACATTACAAACTGTCCTCCAGCTAAGCCTCCAACACCAAGTCTTAACAAAGGCAATACATTACCATACCTAAGTTCATTCTTCATAGTTTCTGATATATATTGTATTTGTCTTAATCCAAATCTTTTAAATAGTAATAAAGGTTTCATCATAGGGTCATTAAAAAATATAGGGTCTCTCAAATAGTCTCTTTGTAGCTGAGATTTTCTAGCAAACCTTTTCATACCTAATAACATTTTATTTTTAAAAGCTCTTTCTGCTGATGTGTTATACTGTCCTTTTTCTATAGAAGGTAAAAACTTAACTACCTCATCTGCGTTAAGACCAAGTCTTCTTAACTTACTCTTAGCCCAAGCTTGTCTTTTATTTTTTGCCCAATCAGGAGCTACGTCCATTACAAAATCTTTACCTACTAATATTCTACCCATTTTCTTTATTGCTTCTTCTGCAGTTGCTGCAGCTACAACCTGATTACCTTCGTTGACTTTACTAAATAGGAACGATGTTTTCTTAGTTGAGTATGATATAAAATCTTTACCTGCAACCTCTCCTTTCAAAAAGTCAGAAACAAATTGTCTTATAGGTCTATCTGTTTTCATTTTTTGAGCAGCACCTATCTGCAACGCTCTGTCAGATGAGAACATCTCGTCAAACGCTGTTAAAATAGCAGCACCAGATTCTGACTCTGCTCTTCTTCTAAATGCGGTGTCAGTTTTTAGTCTATACATACCTCTGAAAAAAGAACCAAAACCTTGCTCCATAGCAGTAGAAATAAATGACTGAGTAAGATTAGGTATAAAGGCTTGACCTAAAGATATTTTACCCATCATTTCTAGATTTGCAATTGATTGAAATGATTCTGCTAAAGGCAGTTCTGTTCTAAAATTATACTCTCCAGTAAATACTTCTTTCATCATTCTAGCAGCTTCATATTGAGTTTGCTTAGCAAAAGGTATATACTGTCCACCAAGAGAACCTGGAAGTCTCATCCCGTCAAGCTCTTTAGTCTTATCTCCAGCTTCCATAAGTTTATCCCATAAAGCACCTGAAGGAGTAAAAGCTTTAGAAAGTTCAATTCTTTTAGTTGCTCCACCTATATATTCAGTATATAGTTTTATAACATTCGTTTCAAATAAATCACTTAGGTTTTGTCCACCTATTTTTGTAGCTACTTCTTCCATAACATCATTGTTACCATAGTCTAGGTTTGATATCTTTCTACCTCTTTCTAAAGGATTAAAAGACCTTAATGAATTTGTATGTAAGTTATGTCCTAGTAGTCTAAATACATTGTAGGCTTTTGGTATTCCAGCAGATGATGGCATTTCAGAAAGTATATCGTAGACCTTTTTAAAAGCTACTGCTTCTGGTTTTTTACTTTTACTAAAAGACTTAATAAGACCTTCAAACGAGGCATTAATTTTGTCTAACAATTCTGGATTATAATTACCATCTATGTTGATATCGTTATCTGTAAGCTCCATTAATTTTTTTTCTAAAGTAGAATACCTATCAAACAAAACATCTAAAACTTCTTTTTTAAACATTCTAGGTAAGTAGCCAGGAACTTTTTGAGCCAAATCTAAATTTGCGCTTTTTGCGTCATCCCATATATTTAATATTCCAAAATCTTTTTCTAAACCGCTAGAAGTTAACTTGTCCATATCGACAAAAAACTCTTTTTTCATTTCTAGTCTTTCTTTTGTTAGTCCTTTACTAACTTCTATATCTCTATCTAACCCTCTCATAAATATAGCAAATCCTTGACCTGGGTTATCTTTGTCTAGCTTTGCAATTCTTTCATAGTCTTTAGCAGCATAATCTTCTCCAGTTCCTTCCAACCAACCTTTCCACCAAGATTTTTGTGTAGGTTTATATGAGTTTATTGGCTGTGTAATTCGTTTAAAAGTTTCAAGCCTAGCAGATGTTTTTTGCTCTGTGCTATCTACAACATTCTGTAAAACTCTTACTCCTTTTTTAAAAGCAGGTTCTGTAATGTGTTGATAAAAAGGAGTAACAAAACCAGCCAACATGTTTCTTTTTGGATTCTGATTAAAGGCTGGTTGAAACATTAAATTTTCTTGAAACTTAGGAAAATTATCATCTAAAAAACTTCTAATAACAATTCTTTCGTTTAAAGCTTTAGATAAAACAGCTTTCTCTGCAATAGTCATATCTGATATTTTAACTGGCTTACCTTTTGCTAAAGATTGAGCCCATCTATAAAACGTAGTTTGCTCTTTAAAAGGAATATCTTTTTTTAGAACACCAGTTTTTTTAACTTCTGGGTCTATAGCATTCTTTTTAATAATATCTATTACCGCCTGGTCCCAGTCCTCTGGTATAAAGCCATCTTGACTGCTTAATGCTTTTTGTCTTAAAGTTCTAATATTTGTATCATAATGTTTCTCTAAAGCAATCTTGCTATTTCTGATACCGTCAATATTTTTATTAAACGTTCCAATCAATTCTGGGTTTTCTGAATGAAATTTAAAAAACAAGTCAGTATTTCTTTCATCTAAAGCAAACTGTCCAAGACCATCTACTTTTACTACAGAACTTAAACCTTTCTTTTCTTGTTTTACTTCTACTAATTTAGCAGCTAGGAAAGGTAAATCTCTTCTTCCCGCTAAAGTAATTTTTTCTTCTACTTTTCCTGTAATATCACCAGGAGCAATTTTAGCTCCTCCTATATTTCTTTCTGGCTCAATTCTTTTACCATATATATTAGTGTATGCAAAACTTCCTTTACCTATCTTAAATACATTCTGACTTTCGTATGCATATCCAGGGAGTTTATCTGTTCTGTCAAAAGGTTGCTGAATTTGTTCAAAAAGGTCTTTTTGTCCTCTTTCAAACAAGAATTGATTTACTGCACTTTGAGCTATTTCTCTATTTTGTTTTTCATACAACTCATCTCTTACCCTACCTACTTTTCTAGACATCGCACTCTTTACAGCTCCAGGAGCAGTAAGAGCAGCAACAGTCCCAGTTGCTAACATAAGGTCTTGAAATTGAGGCAACCTACCTTCGTAAGCTATAGGAGTAAAAGCACCAATTACTGCAGCCTCTCCCATTAAAGCTCTCTTACCTCTTTGTGCAGCAGTTTTCTTCGAGCCAATACCGAAAGGCGTTAAGAATCTTGCTGTTCTACCTACACCGCCAGCTAGTCCTAAAAATCCGCCTCTAAAAAAGTCATTAGGATTTCCGCTTTTCATAACTTCTCCAAAAGCGCCTGACCAACTCATCTCTTTATACTTTGTTAAATCTGTACCAGAAGTTAAGATTTCATCTCTTGCTTCTTTTGCTGCGTAATAAAAACCATCGTACATACCAAGAGTTGCAGCTGCAACACCTCCATTTACTACAACATCATTCACTAATTGTTTTGTGGTTGCTAAACCTAAAGGTTTTCCATTTACTCTAAATTTTTTAGACATTAGAACAGCAGCTCTCTTTTTAGCTACATCATCAATAACTACATTTTTTCCTACTCTTTTTAAACCTGCTCCTGTAATACCTTTTAGCCCTGTTTTTATACCAATGCTAGCTAATCCTCCAGTTCCAAGCATAAGACCTATATCTTCTTTAGAAGCAAACATAGATAAAAAACCTGCTCCTATATCATACAATACACCTCTAGGAACATCTGCTACATCATAATATTTTTTACCTGTAGCAATTTGATACATCATACCTCCAATAGAATCATTGTAGGCTTTTTTGTATACAGAAGGTACCGAATCCCAAAAAGCGCTTCTTTCTTTGTCTCTTTCTTTTTCGTTTTTAGGTTCGTCGAATTGATTGTAAAGATATCTATCTATATCACTATTGGAAGCAGATAAACTAGTAGTTATACTATCCTGTTCTTGATTATCAAAATATTCGTTTATATCAAACGGCATTTTATTCCCTATCGAGTAATAAATAACTAATGTCTTGTGAGCCGTCTTCAGATGTGTTTATCATCTCTGTCAGTGTTTTGTTTGCTAATAAGTTATAAGCACCTTTTATAGATATAATCTCTTTTGATATTTTTTTATCCGTTGCTATAATTCTTTTATTTAATACATCTATCATTTTTTCCACATCTGATTTATTTTGTCTTACTAATATTTTTTTCTTTCCATAAAGAAGTTGGTTGGCTTTAGAGTAAGCTTCTTTTGCTTCCTCACTTAAAAGTACTTTTTCAGGTATTACATAATCTTCTCCAAAAGGTCTTTCTGGTTCAGTTAAAGAAGATTTCAAAGAATTACTAAGAGTCTGAACATAAGACTCCATATTTTCTACATCTTCCACCATTTTCAAAGCGCCCTTAACGTTACCTTTAGCTAAAGGTAATCCTTTTAAATTTCTAGTTGGTTTTCCAGAAGCTCTCCTGTTTAAATAGTTCTGATTTGTTAATAATCTTAGTTGAGAAGAATAAGGACTTAACTCTTCAACCAAGCCCTTTAACTCATTCTCTTCTGCGGAGTTTAAAATCCTATCTTCTTGAATAGATTCTAGCTCTAGCCTTCTTTTATTTCTGACTAATATATACTGCTCTTCTCTGCTTAAAAGCGCATCATCTTTGTTTGGGTCCATAATCAGCTTTACAATATCTCTATCGCTCATATCCTCAAACTGGTCTTGAAATTGTTTATTGACTTTTTTCCCCGATTTTTGTTTACCAGGAGCTTTGTCAAATATAATGCCTGTATTTATTCCTTTTCCATCTAAGTAAGTAAGAACATGTTCAGCAGTTTTACCTTCAGCATCAGATTTAATTCTGGCTGCTGTACCTCTTGTTGCAAAATCTGCTCCTTTTACTAATTGTTCTTTTAGAGTATCTTCTAAGTCTAATAAATCTTGCCCTCTTAAAATGGTAATAGTTTGAGTAATACCATCAGTTCCTCTGAATTGAGATATAGCTTCATTTACAACATCTTCACCAACTTGATTATAAATTTTTGTTTGATTTTGTTTATGTATAGCTTCTAGCTTTGCATTTCTTACACTATTTTTTACAGGGTCTTGAGAAGGATTTCCATACTCAAGCTGGTCTTCAGGAGATAATTGTGCTACCAAAGACTCTAATTCTTTTTCATTTAAAGTACTGAACGCTTTTGCATCTAATTTGTCAGATGTTGCTGTAAGAGCATTAAATTTAGTACCATATCCTTGAACCAAACCCAATAAAGCCCTGTCATTCATTATAAATCTAAGACTAGGGTCGTCTGTTTTTTTAAGTCTTTCGTCAAACTTACTTCTTAAGATTGCATTTACTTTATCTTTATTTTTTTCATTAAACTTATAAGCGCTTAATTTTTGAAAAGGACTTGAGTCGCTATCTATAATATCATTATTTCTTTCAAACTGACCTGTTAACTCCTCTCCAGAGCCAATTATTTTTTCTTGCTCCTCAGCAAATGCCATCATTCCTTCTTCAATAAACTCAGGGTTTGATGAATATAGAGCATTCCTTGCTTTTAAATAGCTTTTTGCCCCTGCAAAGTCGTTATTTTGTATTGCTTTTTCTATATTAAGAGTATAGTCAGTATCTTGTTTTTTGAAGTTATCACTGTCATACTTAGTATCTCTTTCTACCCTATATTTAAATTCTGCAGAATATCTAGCTCTTTCTTCTTCTCTAAGCTCTTCTCTTTCTTGCCTTTCTCTTTCTTCTTTTAAAATGTTAGGAAGAGTCTGGTTAAGCAATCTGTCTATAGCTGTTTCACCAGGCGTTACTGGATATAAAGGTCTTCTAGCCATTAGTAATTCCCTCCTGACATACTAGCTTCAATTTGTGCTTGAATTTGAGCTAAAGCATCTGGCGATAACTGAAATCCTCCACTAAAACCTCCACTAAAATCTGGAAGACTTGCTCCCATAGCTCCTGGTTGAAGAAGACCAGAACCAGAAGTTTCTACATTATCATCAGGGTCTGGGTCAAAACTTCTGATATTAAGAGCCATTTGAGCTTGACTTCCTAAAAAGTCTAATAATGTTCCTTCTAGTTGTCCTAGTTTTGCTCCAACGTTTTCTTGTACTGACTGCATACCGCTCTCTCTTTGCTGTATAAGTCCTTGCTGTTCAGACCTTGCAATT